TTATCTGTTTTAATTTGTAGTATTCTAGCTTTCCAACTATCAATACCATTATCGTAAATTTCTTCAAGTTGGCTTTCCCAACTTCCATATAATTTTTTTCTTGTTGAAATTATTTGTTGGTTGTTCTCATAAGTTTGTGCTTGTGTTTCTAATCCGTCTAACTGTTCTTGAGTTGGTTTAGCAATATCAAGATTCCATTCCTTGATATAAGCACCTTGACCATCATCTTGTAATAATACATCTGAAGTAAAATCTACTTCTGCATTTACATATTGTTTTATTTTACTACTTAAACTTGCCATAATTTATGCTCCTAACCTGTATGCTCCAAATATGGTTCTTTTTGTTGACTCACCACCTAAATTTTGTGAACTACCAATATCATGATATACAAAAACTTCATAGTAATCAGTGGCTGTAACATTATCTATACAATGAACTAAACAACTATTAGCGTTTGAAGTAGCCCCTGATTGAATTTGATTAAAAGCAAAATTGCTTCCATTTTTATAAATATAACAAACAATAGTATCATCTGTCATATTTTTTTGTAAAACTGAAGCATAAAAAAAATATTTTCCAACAACACCAGGCGTCCATCTATAGTTTGCTCCACTCCAACCAGAATCAGTATCTAAATTTGTTTGATCAAATTGAACTTTTGTAGCTGTTGTATTTGGTATACTTTGATTAGAGGTTAATTGAACTTCAAAAGCTGGATATAATAAATTAGTACTTCTTGCACTAGAAGAAATTTGTGCAGTTCCTACTGAACCACTTGGAGGATTTACTGTTTGAACAGCTTTACCTAAAAACACACAGTACATATCATCTGATGCAGATGTAGCACTTGTTAAAGTTAAACTTGTACCAGATGCAGTATAAGCAGTTGTTGGTTCTTGTCTTACAAAGTTTATAAATAATGCAATTTCATTTTCGTTAGCTACAGGATTATTAAGTGTGTAAGATGTAGTCGCACTTGTAGTAAAGTCTTGCTTAGCAAAACTTGTGTAACTTAATGCAGGTTGGTTTCCTATAAATGGCATAACTAAAATTCCTCACTCAATGTTATTCTATTGTTAGATTTGTTCGTAATTTTAATTATGAAATCTAACGATAGCATTAATCTCCTATGTACTTATATCATCAACAGTTGATACCCAAACATCTAAAGATGAAGCTGTGTCAGATACTACTTTTAAAGCATCATTATTTTGAACTACAAACTTAGCACCACCATCAAGAACTTGTAATGCTGAACCCGCAGGAATTGGTGCATCTTTAATTAAATAAATATCGTTAGTACCATCATTAATGTAAACAGATGCAGTAACTGCTGATGCTGTTACATTAGCAACTGAAATACCAACAACTGTATCATAACTATTTGCAGTAAATAATGTTGCAGCACTTGTGCCTACATCATTGCTTGTGTATCTTCTAAAGTTTTGTGCCATGTTTACTCCTTATTATAAAGCTATCGCCATTGCAATAGCAAATCCATTTGTTGCTAAACCTGTTGTAGTTGGTGGTTCTATATTTGTCCACGCACTTCCATCATAAAATTTTAATCTATTATCTGTAGTATTATAAAATAAATCACCTTCATCTAAAGATGTAGTGGGATTAGTACTTCCAATTCTATAAATATTAGCAAAAGAATTAACAGATACAATATTAGTAGCTACTGTTCCAATAGTATTGGATCCAGATAAATCTGAAGCAACAGTATTTACATTAGATATTGAATTGCCAACTAAATTAACATTAACAATATTTGTAGAAACAGTTCCAATTGTGTTAGATCCACTAAGATCATTACCAATAGCTGTAATATTTGCATTAGCTGCAGCAACAGTAGAAATATTATTTGTTGGAGATATTTGACCAGCAACTAAAGATATGTTGTTAATATTTGTTGAATTACCTACTGTGTTTACATCAGTAATATTATTAGCAACTACATCTATTTCAGATACAGCTTCATTTAAATCATTAGCAACAGTTTCTACTTCAGATACTGCTTCGTTTAAATCGTCAGCAACTTTTATTACATCAGCAATATTTGTTGCTACCGTATTAACTGACGCAATATTTGTAGCTACAATACCAATATCTGTAGCATCATTTGCAACTGCTGTAACATTACCAGCTATACCACTTACTGTAGTTACATCACTAGCTATTCCAGCAATAGTAATAATATCTGTAATATCTTGAGCAAATTCTAATCCATTACCTGCACTATTTACAGATAATACTTTATTAGCAACAAGGTTTGGAAATGTAATATTAAATGTATTTGAAGTAGTAGCAGCAGCTTTTGGAGAAAATTTTAAATCTCTTTCTAATTGCTGAGCCATAGCAATAATTTTATCTAATTCAGTATTTAATGAATCAATTTGAAAAGCTCCAGATGTTGGAAAATCTGTTGTTCTTTCAATAGCTAAATCTCTATAAATTGTAATAATATCATTTAATGTAGCTCCAGGCGCACCTAATGTAATAGATCCACCACCAGTTTGTCCTGCACCAGATACCGAATATTCTGATGCTGTACTTGGTGATGCAGCAAAAGTTAATTGTGTTGTACCATTAAATACTTTTAAATCTGCATTAGCAAAAAATTCAAATGGAACAGTAAAGCTAGTCTGTCCAGCTGTTGCAGTATATTGAACTCGTGGTTCTGTATCAGATATAGTAATTGCCATTAGCGAAGTCCTTTTTCAATGTCGTCAAATAACCAATCCAAATACCATACATTTTGAAATGGTATTAATCTACGCACATTACGTGCTGTGTAGTGATTATATTTATTTGCACCTACATCATACATAATATCAAACACATTATAAATTTGTCCTGCTGATGGGCCCAATAATCCTACTTTAGATTTCATAGAAGATCCATAAGGTTTACCTTCACCAAACATTGGAGCTATACCAATTCTATTATCTGTTAAAGCTTCAATAGATCTATTAATATCTGTGTAGATTCCTGCTAATCCAGATCTATCAAAACCATTTAATAATTTTTGAGTTAATGATAATTTAGAATAATCTTTACCAAATCTAAACTCATGATAGATAGCATCAATCATCATACCAGATCCTAGTAATAAAAATGATCCAAATAAAAAATCCATATCTTTTTCTTGCATACCTCTCATCAACATTCTTTGATTAGCAGCCATAGCAAATTTTTTAAACTGAGCAATTGTAGATCCTAACTCATAAGACATCCATAATGGAGTGTCACCTTTTCCTGGAGTTACAATTGTAATATTAATATCTTTATTAAGAGCTGCACCAAATGCTTGTTTAGCAGCATCATCTGTCCATTCAGCTGTATTAGCCATAAAATTATGTTCTAACTTAGTACCATGTTTTTCAAACTCATTAGCTATTCTTTTTGCCATTTGTTCATCAATACCGGAAGATGCTAATGCAGTTTTCCATTTATCAGCTAAAGGATTACCTTTAGACCATTTAATAGAATCTTCTATTATTCTAGATCCAATAGTAACTGATGCAGCACTTTTCATAAATTCTGTCCATCTAGACATCATGTTAATATACATAAAGTTAAAGTTTGCTGCTTTACCCATAGCACCTTCAACTTTAGATCCCATACCAAACATATCTCCAATATCAGAAAATAACATAGCTCTTTGACCAGTAATCATATCAACTGCTTCTGCAAATGATTGAGCTTCTTTTTTACCAAGTTTAAAAATACCTGTTGCATTTTTGCCTGATAACATATCTGAATACATTTCAAATTGTGTTTTAAATCCTCTTTCAATACCAGAGGTCATAACAGTTCTAGCTACATCTGATACTGCTGCCATAAATCCTGTAAGCATAGTAAGAGCATTATAATGTTTCATTCCTCTCATAGCTCTAGAAGTCCAATGATGAGGATTAGCAGGTAAACCAAAAGTACCTCTAACTAACTCTACAGAAGATTCTAAATCTTCTAATACTTGATTTCTTTCTTTAACAAGTTTTAATTTTTCTTGTTTATTTTTAGCTAAATTAATTCTTTTATTATATTCTGAAGCAACTTGGTAAATACCAGGACTTGTCATTGATTCAGATTCAGAAATATACTTAATACCTAAAGCATTAGGATCACCGTATTTTTTAGTAAATAAAATATCTGGTGAAGTTTGTCTATAATAAGACTTCATTAATGAAAATATATCATTAACAATAAAGTTATTATCCATTAACTTAGCTTGTGTTTCTGGTAATAAATTTAATTCTCTAGCTCTTGTAGCTCTAGCATATCTAGGTCTATTAAAAGCAAATCTTTCATAAATAAGATCATCAACATTATCTGTATATTTAGTTTTTTCAAATCTAATAAAAGGAAAATGATTTGATAGATCTTCTACTAATTGATTTAGTTTTTTATTATTAATAACTAAACCACGTTTAATAAAATCTTCTCTAATAATTTCTTTAAATAAATTTTTATTATTATCGATTGCAGGTTTGTTGTAAATAATATTAACATAATCTTCTACTAACTTATCTGCTCTAATTAATCTTTCTTTTAATTTACTAATTTTATTATTTATTTCAGTAGCAGTATATTGAGAAGTTTGACCATCAACTTTAGATTTAAAACTAACACTTCCTTCTTTTTTTCTTTTCATAGTATCTAATGTATTTTGCCAAAATTTTAATTCTTGTTCTATAGGGATTTTACGAATACCTAATTCTTGTATTTCTTTACCAAGTGGGCCATAAACTTTTTCTTGAGTAATTCTAGCAGCTGCCGAAACTTCTGGCACTTCATGTTGCATTTTATTTAATCTAGCTTTAGCAACTTCTGTACCAAATTGTGTAATAGACATATAATCATTATTAAATCTGTTTGATAAATTAATTCCTAATTCAGTAGTTGGTGATTTACCTTGTACTCTTTTTAAATAAAGTAAGTATTGATCTTTAATACCTTTCATAGCTTCTATATTTCCAACTTCCATCATTCTTAATTTAGTTTCTATAGATGCTTCAGATGCTTCAAAACCATATTGTTTTGTATTTTTTAATTTTAATAATGGAGTGTCAAGAATATCTGCAATCATTTTTCTTGCATTTAATGATCTTGATTTAGCTAATCTAAATACAGGTGTCCATGGGCCACCTTCACCAAATATTCCTAAATTAGTTTTAATAAATTCTTCACCTTCAAATTCTTTTCTAGGTGTACTTTGAATTTTATTTTCTGCTGTAGCAGCTCCTACTGATCCAGGTTTAACTTGTTGATTAGGATCTACAAAATTACCATCTTGGTATATTTTATTATCTACAGTTTGTTTTCTAGGAGTATTGTATGCTTTGTCAGCTTCAATAATTTTATCTTGTACTTTGGCTCCAATTTGACCTTTAGCCATTTTATTTAAAACATAAGGAACACCATATCCTCCAGCTACAACCCAAGGAACATATTCATCTGGTCTTGTAGGATCTAATATTTGTTTAGATAATTCTTCTGCTGTAAATGCTGATCCAAATACTTTTGCACTTTGACCAAACTTAGATGCTAATAATAATGTAGATGGATCTAAAAATGCACCAGTTATTTTACCAATATGATACCAAGGACTTGCATAATTAGTTTCTGCTTGTGTATTTAATTTATTTATAATAGCTGTAGTTTCTTCAGCACTTCTACTAAACATAAACATATCATATAAATCTTCATAGTTTTTTAATCTAGGATCTTCTTTTGGATTATATGTTTCATCTGGTATAAAATCTTGATGATTAACCATATGCTCAAAAGCAATACTAGGTAAGTTTTCATCTGCAAATCCTTGAGAAAAATCTTTTATAGGATTAAATTGTACAGGATTATTTCTTTCTTGTTTTAAACTTTCTGCATCAGCAGGAGTAAATGGATAAGCTGTCATTAATCTATTTTACCTAATCTACCACCAAAAGAATTAATACCTCTAGTATATCCTTCAAAAATCATTTGATCTAAAAACAATTGATTATTAGGTGGATAGTATTGATTAAATGCTTCGCTTCCCATTTCATGTTCAATCATAAATTTAATTAACATATTCATTTGATTTCCATCAAAAAAGTTAATTGCTGTATCTCTAGTAAAATCAGTTTTATCTTCTAAAGCATTTAAATATGATTCACTATCTTCAGCATATACAGATAATATTTCTCCAACAGTAGGATTGTTTCCATATCTTTTAGTAGCTTCATTTTTAATTAATGTTGAGTTATTAATCATAACTCTAACACCTGCTCTAATAGAATCTACAGGACTAGCAAATATAGCTGCTTGATTACCTGTTGATATATCTTTTAATTCACCATCCCAAGTTTCATCAGTTTTCATAACTGCCATGTAGTTATTAGTTCTTAATGTTAATGGTAAATCTTTATTTTCATAATTATTGTAAACATATTGTCTATATGTTTTTTGAATGTTTTCTTGAGTATAAGAAGTTTTATATGGTGGTGTTCTAGCTTCTAATAATTTTTCTTTATCAGTTATTCTTCTATTGCCCATAATCTGTTTATCATAAGAAACCATTTCATCTATTTCGTTATTAATTTCAGCTGCTTCATTATAGTATTTTTCAACATCTATATCTTTACCTAAAAGTTTAAATATAACATTAAATGGTTTTACTTCTTTTGGTACATCATCAGCAATTGGAAAATCTGGATAAAATCTATAATCAGATGCTTCAACAAATGTTTT